AGCACCGGCAGCTTCTTCCGCACCACACGCGCCAACACAGCTGAGCACGTCAGCTCCTCCTGGACACAGAAGTTGGACCGCACTCGCCCCCGGGCACGCGCGGCCGGATACTGCGCGATCACCGCTCCGTCCCCGCCCCGGTCCTCCCCAAGAAGCACCACCGCCCAGGGAACTCGGGTCCTCGTTGCCTTCCATTGCTCGGGCGAAGTGCTCCAGTACGAACATAGCGCAGCGTAGTCGGACAGCCTCAAGTGCAGACGGTGCCCATTCCTCCGATACAGCATGTTCAGGTCCTCGATAATTGGCGCCAGGGTCTGCGGGCCGCTCAGGATCGGATTATGCTGCAGGTCGGCGGAGACAAAACCACTCACCCCCCGGAGAAGGCTAGCTACCGACATCCCATCGTAGTAGTTTATCCGACAGAACTCGAACCAGCTCCCCGGCTCCGCGGCGAAGTGCTGCTTTTCGGGTTTGCCGGTCGACCCTTCGGCGTCCAGCAGCGACTGTAACAGTGGACCAGCCAACGGGGTGTCCCACACCTCAACGCTGTCGTCCCCTTGATGGGCGCGTGCCAAACAGCGCGCGCCGAGCATGTCGTGCACGACCCGCTCGCCTACCCGTGCTAGTGCCACATTAAAGGCCGTGTTGATCAACATAGTGTGACGCCACCCAGTCATAAGCCCGTGGGTCCAACGGTACTTGGTCCCGTCCACAATCACCCCCATGTCGCCCAGACAGAGGAGGATCCTTTCCGCGATGTCAGCCACCTCCTCATTCCTCCACTCGCGCGCAGTGTCTCTAACGGCCCCGTAGAAGGCTTGGAACTCCTCCTGGCGGTGCCGGATGTTGAAGTTGGCATAGTCTCGCGCCGTGGCGAACCCAACCCTGGTAGAGCGTCTGACCTCTTCCAGGCGCCTCTGCCGCGTAGACTCTGAGCACATGAGGGGCGACTCACGCAACGAGGCCAAGAATGTGTCTTCCCCATACTGGGAGAGCCGATTCTGGAGCACATAGCAGAC